TCACTGAGATTCAGGATGCACTGGCTGCACGCATCGTTGAACAGATCAGGCCGACTCAGGCATCTGGCACACCTTCTGGCTGGTGATCTGATGCAACGCCCTGACCCGATGATCGCCGCTAAGCCTGGTGCGGAAGACGTGCAGGCTATGGCGGCTAGAACGCTGTGGCTAGAAGAGCTGTTCTTCCTCGACGGTCGCGACATGATCAGTCATCCGCAGCATGGTTTGTTTACTGGGCTTGCGAATAAATATCGCAACCTAGAGTCCACTGACGGCTACTGATGGCAAAGTCCCTTAACGGTCAAACATTCGTTGTCGGTAAACCAAAACGGACCACACAGGGAAATGGTCAGCACTCACGCCCAAAAAAGGGCAAGAAGAGATACCGTGGCCAGGGAAAACGCTAATTCAACTAATGATCAAGCGTCTTGTTTTTGGTGTAGCCGCTGGCGCACTTGCCTTGGCTCCCCTCTCTGCCCGCGCAGATTGGTACATCAATCCTGAGCTGAACGTCGGCGTCGGCCTCGATTCTGGCGTTGGCTCCGGGATCCTCGAGGGTCATGTTGGCTATGACTTCGATAACGGTGCCTACGTGCAAGCAGGCCCTGCTGTCGTCTTCCCTGACGCTGGCGAAAAGGAGGTTGAGTTCACCGGCAAGGCTGGCATCAGCGGCGGTCCTCTTTACGGAGAGGTTTCATTCAGCACCGGCGATGACTTCGGCCTCGGCTTCAAGACCGGAGCCAAGTTCAGCTTCTGAGGCTAGGATTTAGAAGCACACAGGAAGGGGCCTCGCTGGCATGGCGGGGCTTTTTTTTTAGCCATGCAAAAAGTCTGCAACCTGCTCGGCGTTCTCGGCTTCGTGATGTCCGGGACGATGGCAATCGGCGGAGTGCTGTTTTACACCCGCGTCCCGTCGATGGCGAAAAAGTACATCAGTGAGCTGAAGCTAGAGCTGACGGAAACGATCCTCAAGCAGGTGCCGGTTCCGGAGATCCCTGAGATGCCGCAACTGCCGACCGAGACCGGCCCCGCGATCACGTCACCATTTTAGTGTTGGCGGTTGGATCGTCGTCATGAGCTTCAGGTCCGAAGCCTTCAGCCTTGATGCGTTCAGCAAAGTTCGTTTCTGGCGCGGCTGCCTCTTGTTTCTGATCAAACGATGCCAACCACTCTCGTAAAGCATCACCAGTCGGTGTCCCTTTCGGCCACTTGACCCACTTAAGGATGGCCTTTGTATCTGTAAACGGCCTGGCCGATTTGCCCGACATCACTGTGTAGACAACAGGCGGTCCTTCACGTCTGCGGTTACGTTCAATCCACAGCTGTCCTGCTACGAACCGCTCTGACTTCATGGAGATCCGTGAAATAGTCGTGCCCGAGATTAACTCGTCTGTCGATCTCCCACAGGTAGCGATTCCGCAAGCGCCGCCGGTAACACTCGACATCGGCGTGCCGGTTATCGAGCTACCGCACTTCAATCCGATGGAGATGGAGCCGGAGGTAGAGCCGCAACCCGTCAAGCCCGCGAAGGCTAAGCCTGCCGACCCTCCTGCCGCGAAACCGCCGCCGGTTAAGCTCCCCACAAAAGAATCACCAGCAGCAACAGCACCAGCAGCAGAAGAGCAACCACCTGCCGAGCCGAAGCCTCTTACTGAGCGCATTATCGAAGCGATTCCGACGATCCCGCAAGCGGTAAATACAGCCGGGACGTCAGCAATCGCAGTCTCAGCAGCCCTTGCAACCCCTCTACTGCTGAAGGCAATCCGGCCGACGATTAAGAAGTTGGCAAAGAAACTTCAACAGGCAATCGGTAAAAAAGTCAAAGTTGAAAGTGTCAGCGAGCGTCGGAAGTTCCAGAGGTCTTTACGGAAATAGAATGGGTGTGGGGGATTGGGTGGTGTGCTCGAACATCGCGGCACACCTTTTCATAAGGGCTGCCTTTAGCGAAGCGTATGCCCTTCATCATTAGTTCCCCGCAGTGTTTAAGCCTCGAGATCTCAAAGTCCAAGCGTTTGTTAGCGAGCAACTGTTGTTGGAGCGCAAGCTGCGTATCTACAGCCTCCTTACATCGCCTCTGTAGGCCCTGGTCGAGCGGGATAGTGGCCTGAATCGATAGGCCGAGATTCCAGTTGTGGTTGTCCTTCTGTCCTGTTCGTGTGTCCTTGTAGAACAGCACATCTCCGGGATTATCTAACCGGCCATCGTCATCTAGATCCGATAGGTCATACACCGGATCCGGGTAGCTGTATTCATACGGCAGGCCCCAGGATTTAGTCCGGTTGAGATACGGGGTGACCGTTAGGGTCGGTCCCTGGCACTGAATGTTGCCGCCATAGGTGTTAGTGATTGCGCTCCCTTGGAGGATCTGCACTGCCTGGTTGCTGACCGATCCGGAGGACGTAGCCGTGGGGCTAGCTGTAGCCGAGATGCCGCCAACATCTTGTGCGTTGACCGGAGCGGTCGCGATTATTCCGAGAAGGAGGAGACCGTATCCGTGACGCTTGTTATTTCGGTCGTGCGCTGGATGGTGGTGATGTTGCTGAGGCCCGGCCCCTTCAGGCTTTCGACGAATTGAAACGCTTCGCCCGGCTTGACGATTGACCAGTTTGGTCGTTCTCCTAAGGAGGTCCATCCGTTGACCGTTGTGTTGGAGACGGGGTTGATTGGTCCGTCGGGAGTGATGTTTACTCCGCTTGCACTGTATTCAAACCCGGTAGAAAAATTCTCGCTGACGATTGTCTCAGTGACCTTACTCGTTGTCTCCGTGTGGCTCGACATCGTGCCCTGCGTGAAGTTAGGAATCACAGGAACAGCGTGAGCCGCTGAAGCGGATAACAACAGCAGCGCTAACCAACGCATCAATCGATGGTGATCTCAGTCACCAACTGACCGATAGCCAAGGTATTGGCTCCACCGCCAACGATTGTCATGCCTCCGTCAGATGAAATAGTGCCTGCTAGATCACCTGCCGTTCCTGAAGCTGTAGATGTCAGGCTGCCGAAGTTACCAACAGCGCCTGTAGTGACGGCTGATGTAGGTACAGCATCGGCTTGGCGGTAAGTCTGGCTGAAGGAGAACGCATCGCCTGGAACGTCTTGCGTTGCAGCGATAGTGCCAGGGGAGTAAACGCCACTGGTGATTGTGCCAGCAGAGACGGTGTTAGCCGTAGTGCCATCAGTGGTGTCGATGTTCGTCCCAGAGATACTGAACGAAGAACCGAGCCGTTCTGCGGTTGTTACAGCCCCGCCAACTTGAAGTTGAACCGACGACATGATTTTGTGCTGGAGATCAGCATGAGCTGGCAACGCAGCCGTCAAAGTGATCCCCAATACCAAAAGTGTCCGGGTCATTTGATGCCAGCTTTGGTTTCTTTGTTATCAACGATAGTCGGCTTCTTGTTTCCTCCGCCATTGGACTTGCGTTCGATGCCAAATGACGCCATCGCGCCAGTGAGCAGCGAAGCAACAAAGGTGTTGTCCATCTTCATCTGAGGGAACAAACCTAGATAAGAGACGGTAAGCAGAGTAGCGCTCCAAAGCAAGACAGCACATTTAACGAGGTCAGCAACGCCAACGCCTTCTTTTTCGTGCTGCTCTTCCGGGTTGTTTGCCATGACGCAACAGAGCTACCGTTACAGCGTAACTAGGTCAATCCGATGCTTCTAGTTCTTAAGCCTCTGGTCATGACGATGTGGCGCTCTAGGGCGTTTAAGGAGCTGATCGTAGCGATGTTGGAAAAGATCGTTACTCGCACCGACAACGATTTAGATGATCTAGCTGTGAAGCACCTGAAGGATTTGCTTCTCCCTGATACTCGTGTTGAGAAGTGAGGATTTCCGCGTTCTCCGCAACTGGCTGGTTCATTGCAGGCGGCGCGGTCACGCTATTGCTCTGCACTTCGACAATCGTTTTCATCGCCGGATACAGCGCTGGCACAGCGGGTTGCGATCAAGCAAGATCAGATCAAATTTGACGGTTTTGGCAGTGCCTTTAGCCCTCCTGCCGTTTTTTCAATTCTTCCGGGGTACACCGCACCAGCTTGCTGCCGTTAAGCAGCTCGAGGATTCCCTCCCGCAGGAGCTGCTAGACGAAGATGCCGCCTGGTTCGACGCCTGGCGTGCGAGCGGCATGCAGCAGCAGGTCTTCGGCGTCCCGTACTTTCGGCAACTAGAAAGCTCGAGCGGCTACGGCGAGCGGGAGTGCTTTAGTGCGGCGGCAGCGATGGTTGCTGCGTTCTACGACCGATCGAGCAGCCTCGATCTCTACAACGCTATGCGAGCGAAGATCGGGGAGACGACGTCAGTCGAGGTTCAGCTCGAAACTCTTCGGTTGCTCGGGCTCGAGGCGAGGTTTTCGCGCAACGTAACTTCGGACGAGATCGAGGACGAGATCACGGCAGGGCGTCCCGTGCTCGTCGGCTGGCTACACCAGGGCAACATGCTTCGAGGGGAGCCGCCGATGTGTGGCAGCACTACCTGCGGGCACTGGTCGGTGATCGTCGGAATGGACCCCGACTATTGGTATATGCACGATCCGCTCGGGATGCCTCGGATCGAAGAGGGCGGTCACGATCGGTCGATCGCAGGAGATCGAGTCGCGGTCTCTCGCCCGGCTTTCTACCAACGCTGGTCTGTAGACGGCCCCGCTACGGGCTGGGCGGTGTTTGTACGGGGTGAATAGTCTGGGGTTTGTTTTGCCCTGTGGGAGTTCTTTGCGACTGGGAGATCAAAGCCCGCTGTAGGGGCGGCATGGTCGAGAACTTTGACCCGGATCTCGTCAACCCTGCGAGCCTCGATCTACGGCTCGGCAACGGAATCATGATTGAGAGCATCTACAGCCCCGATCTCATCCGCGTCGATATATCCGAAACGACGGAAGACAACCCCTTCATGGTGCAGCCCGGCGACTTTCTCCTCGCAGAGACAATGGAGATTTTCAACCTGCCGGAGGATGTCAGCGCGCAGTTCGTGTTGAAGTCGTCGAGAGCTCGCGCAGGCTTCAATCACATGCTTGCTGGCTGGTGTGATCCTGGCTGGCACGGTTCGACTCTCACCCTCGAACTCAAAAACGAGCGGCAACATCACCCCCTGCCGATCTTCCCGGGAATGAAAATCGGGCAGATGGTGTTCCACTTCATGTCAAATACGCCAGCTGCGAGCTACGCCGAAACGGGGCACTACAACAACCATCTAACAGTCATGCCGAGCGTGGCGTAGTGAACATCTGCGCGCTATAGCGGGTTCAACCCGTCGCGGGGTTCGGATGGATTGGATGGTTATCGAGAAAAGCCTCGAGGAGGAGTTACACCTCGAGGCGACCGTCCGGGAGATTCGAGCCTGCGAAGATCTCGAAAAGATGCGGGGGTTGTGCGTTGCCCTTACTCGGCAGGCGTGGCACCAAACGAAGCTCTTAAAGCAAGCAGTCGGTCATATCGCGGAGCTTGACTCTGGCGGGATGTCGGCCTCGTAGAGGATCTGCGCGTAGCTGTAAGCCCATTGCGCTTGCCAGTCCTGCGTATAGGTGCGGACCATCCCGGCAACCTCTACTTTCCACACCCAGGTGTCGCCCTCAAGGACGCGCTGCATCGTCGGTTTACCCATAAAAAAAAGCGCGGCCCCCCTACTAAAGCCGCGCCTGTTTAGTTTGGCTCCGAATCAGAAGGGAACGTCGTCAGCCTTAGGCTTTGCGTCAGAAAGAGCCATCAGTAGGTATTCGTTGCCCGCCGCGCTCGTCTTAGGCATCAGGCGTCCGCGCAGCTTTACGCAGTCCTCACCCTTCTGGTTTTGACACCGCTCGGCGTTTTTCGCCCAGGTAACGAGGGAGGCGAGCTCAGAGAGAGGGATCTCGAGCATCGACCAGTAGGCCCCGGGCTTGTCGCGGTCCGCGTTGAAGTTGCCCCACAGGGTGAAAGCGTCCTTGGGATAGTCGGTCATTTTCCTTTGAAGAATCGAGAGATGATGATGCGAATCGCCTCTGAGGCGTTGTAGTCGCGGCTCTTCATGAAGTGCCGCAGGTGTTCG